GGCGCCATTTCCGCAGCAATCACAATTTCAATCGCTGCTAATTCTTTCGCCTTCTTTGTTTGTGATATCTCAAATTTCAAAAGCTTTTGCGCTGCGATCAGCTCTTTGAGTGTTAGTGATTCCATTTCGTTTGCCTTTTGTTTCCGTGCGTCATTGCACAAATGCAATGTATCAGAAAAAAACAACACGCACAAGCAAAACGGATAATTAAATTGCATTTATTTGGGGTAGGGTAGTGGGGCGGTAGCAAATCGATGGGGTAGGGTGGGGCTCGCTTCACTGTCAAACTTCTGCGCTCACATCGTCGCGGCCTTCCATCGCGCCACTCAGTCGCCCGCTCAGCCTAACAGTTTGCATAACCTGCGCGCGGCCTAGGTACCCTAGGACGTGCACCCAAAAAAAGTCCGCGACTTGTCGCGACCCCACCACCCCCTATACAGCGCAGCGTATAGTGTTAGTGTATATATAACGTTCACCACCCATAATGTTATGAAAAATAGAAATGGCTAACCTCAGTCACCTCTCTGAAGGTGAGATGAAAGAGATTTTGATGCTGCAAGAGCGTTTGATGCTTCTGGATACGCAGCACAAGGCTAAGGACTCGTTCATGGAGTACATACGGTACATCTGGCCGAGTTTCATTGAAGGTGATCACCATCGGATCATTGCGGAGAAGTTGACCCGTGTGGCCAAGGGTGAGTTGAAACGGCTGATTGTGAACATGCCGCCCCGTCATACGAAGTCTGAGTTTGCTTCGATCTACTTTCCATCGTGGGTGATGGGCTTGAATCCTGACATGAAGATCATGCAGACCACGCACACGGCTGATTTGTCGATCAACTTTGGCCGCAAGGTGCGTAACCTGATGGATTCGGACGAGTATTCTAATATTTTTCCCAAGGTATCCTTGGCCTCTGACTCAAAAAGTGCTGGAAAGTGGCAAACGAGCCAGGGGGGTGAATATTTTGCAGCCGGTGTGGGTGGTGCCATAGCGGGTAGGGGTGCAGATTTGTTGATTATTGACGATCCGCACTCTGAACAGGACGCGATGTCGATCAATTTGCTGGATTCCTGTTACGAATGGTACACATCGGGGCCGAGACAGCGACTTCAGCCTGGTGGTTCGATTGTTATTGTGATGACCCGGTGGAACACGGCGGATTTGACGGGCAGATTGCTCAATCGGCAGACGGAGACGCACTCTGACCAGTGGGAGGTGGTTGAACTGCCTGCGATTTTTGAAGATTCGGGCAATGTGTTGTGGCCAGAGTTCTGGAAGAAGGAGGAATTGGATGCAGTTAAGGCGTCGATCCCTGTTTCCAAGTGGAATGCGCAGTATCAGCAGAATCCTACGTCGGAAGAGGGTGCGATTATCAAGCGGGAGTGGTGGCAGCTATGGGAAGCTGACGATCCTCCTGCGTGTCATTATGTTATTCAGTCGTATGATACGGCGTTTTCTAAGAAGGAGACGGCGGACTACTCCGCTATCACCACATGGGGCGTATTTTCGCCACAGGAGGGCATGGGTGATGCGATTATCTTGTTGGATGCTCAGAAAGGTCGGTGGGACTTCCCTGAGTTGAAGGCCGTTGCGCAGGAGCAGTATGTTGAGTTCAACCCTGACATGGTGTTGATTGAGGCCCAGGCCAGTGGCACGCCATTGACGCACGAATTACGGGCGATGGGTATCCCTGTGGTGAATTATCGGCCTTCTAGGGGTAATGACAAGATGACTCGCGTACATGCGGCGAGTCCTGTGTTTGAGGCTGGAATGGTGTGGGCGCCTGACCGTGTGTTTGCGGATGAGGTGATTGAGGAGTGCGCCGCATTTCCGTTTGCACCGCACGATGATTATGTAGACACTACGACGCAGGCAATACTAAGATTCAGACAGGGTAACTTTATCAATCTTTATTCTGACGAGGATGAAGAAGAAGTATACCGAGATAGGCGCGCATATTATTAGGAGCTTCGTATGGCTAATACCGAATACGACAACAGAACCCGCCAGCAAATAGCCAGTGATGTTTTAGATGAAGAAGGTGGCGGGCTACTGGGTTTGTTCAAGACCACTGGTAGATACATCAGTGGCGACTTCCCACGATCCGAAAGCAGGGACGATCCTCAAGGCAGAGTAAACCGAAGACGCAAAGGGATGGAGCTTCTCAAGCAGCGCGAAGCTGAAGGTAGAAAGCGTGCTGCCCGCCTCAAGAAAGAGAAAGAACGGCAGATCGCAAAGAATGAAGCGGCTCGCAAAGAGCGTGTTCGTGCTCGTGAGCAGGCAAAGATTGATCGTCAAGCTGCGTCTGTTACTGGCAGGGCTTTAACTGCTACTGAGAAAGCGGCAATTGCCGACATGAAGCGTCGAGAGCGTTTGGCTCAAGCAGATTCTGCAAAAGCAAGCACGGGTGTCCTGCGTTCTTCTGCAAACGCGCCAAAACCGAAGCCTCCCGCCAAGCCAAAGGTTCCTGCAAAGACTGCTTCCACGTCCACTAAGCCTGCGTCGAAGTCCACACCTGCATCAAGCGGCCCTAAATGGAAGCAGTACAAGTCTGTTGCTGCAGCCAAGAACGCCAATCCCCCATCTAAATTTTACATGGGCTCGGATGGCAAGAAGAAGTTAGCGATTACGAAGGAAGAGCTTGGCCGTAAGAAGGGTGAGACGCTTACTCAAGCGTACAATCGATTTGAAGGAAAGACTTCGCGTAAAGCTTCTTCTGCGGCATCTACTGCGTCTTCTACTAACAAGTCTTCTACAAACAAATCTTCTACTAATCAATCTGAAAGATCTCGTCGATTCACCTCTCCTGCTAGTGGCAGAGGTCGTCGCCGTGTAACAAGCAAGGCCATGGGAGGCATGATGAAATCAAAGATGGCGTCTAAGGGTGGAGCGAAGGGTGGCCGCAGACCCACGGGTATGAAAGACGGCGGATCACTTGAGATGACCATGGTTGGTGGCCGTAAGGTTCCCGCATTTGCTGCAGACGGCAAAGGTGCCAATGATCTGGCCAAGAAGATGGGCGGAGGCATGATGAAGTCCAAGGGCATGGCCAAGGGTGGCGCCATGAAGAAGAAGGGCTACGCCATGGGAGGCTCGGTTAAGAAGAAGGGTATGGCTAAAGGCGGTGCCATGAAGAAGAAAGGTTATGCCATGGGTGGTATGACCAAGAAAGGAATGGCTAAAGGCGGGCCCGTCAAGAAGAAGGCTGTCTCACGCAAGCCTCGCGGCGTAGGTGCTGCACTTCGTGGATACGGCAAGGCGATGAAGTAATGGCTCTTCCTGCCGTAATAGCTGCCTTTATCGCCAAAGAAGGCGTTAAGAAAGCCATCAAGAAGTTTGGTGAGAAGGCTGTCAAAGAGTCAACTGATGAGCCGATCAAAGGCGTCACACAAGCCCGTCAAAAGATGATGACGCCCGCTCAGAAGAGTCGCGCTCGAAAGACTAGACAAGAGTCTGGCCTCTCTGCTCGCAGGGACATGAAGGATGCTAAGCCGCCTAAGTTTGAGATCAGTACAAAAGGGCTGCAAGGGTTTAGGGATTCTGTTAAAGATTTGCGCCCCTCTGGTTTTAAATACAAAAGCTCAAGATCTAAAAAGGCCGACAAAGATTCTGGTTCAAATGATGTTTTATCAAAGTTCTTATCAAGAATTGATAAAGATCCCGCGCTTAGAGAAAGAATTAAGTCAGAATTTGCAAAAGGGAGAAGCGGTCTATTCACTAAAGAAGCTCTACGGGAATATAAATCTGGTAAAGGAGATCTTTTTAAAAGATTAAATCCTACAGCAGAAGAGGTTGCTCAAGCATTAAGCAAAAAGAATCCCGTTAGGCATAACAAAGGCGGCATGGCTTCTGCCGCTAAGACAATCGCCAACGGAACCACACGCTCTCGCAACAAGACGAAGCCCAGAGGAGTGGGTGCGGCGTTGCGTGGTTACGGAAGAGCACTCAAGTAAATGGGAATCTAAGTGGGGATAGAAGACCTGCTGCGAGATGCCTTGTCTGAGGAAGCTCGTGCGGCATCTGAGCAGATGGCCGACATCGAGTTTGAAGATGAGGTTCAGACTCGCCTTCCTGAAGATCTCCGCTATGGTGGGCTTTATGGCCTTATGTCTTATCTGGGCATGCAAGGCCAAGGTGATCAAGAGGGATCACAAAGTCGCCGTGCTGTTATCAAGCCCAAAGGCATGCCGATGCGAGGTGAAGATCAACGCGTATCAACCTCCCTTGGTTCATATTATTTTCCAGATGCAGATCCCGACAGTCTTGCTAGAAGGGTGGATCGAACAATGGGCCTTGATTTCTACCAAGGTTCTTATCCGCAGCCTGATGAGATCAGATACTTTCAATCAACGAGCCCAAGAGCTAGAGAGCTTGGTGTTGGTGGGCTAGATGAAGTGTCAGACACAGTTGCTCACGAGCTTTTTCACAGAGGTCAAAGCCTGCCGTTCTTGAAAGATATGCTTGAAGAAGTAAATCAGAAGATGGATCTTGCTGACCGTGACTCTGTGATGGGCCGCGTTAAGTATGAACGTCTTAAAGATGAACGATCTAGGCTCAGAAATCTTGTGCGCGAAGGTCACTATTACTTAGATGCTTTAGCCAAAAAGAACCCAATTGATAGCGAAGACAAGCAAAGAAGAGATGATCTATTGGATATATATGGTTACTATCCCATAGGTTCAGACAAAAGGCGTCTAGAAGAGCTTGAAGCTTTGCAAGACGATATCGGTAACTACTTAACGCCTGAAAAACAAAAGGAACTTGGGGTAAGGCTTCCAACCCCTGCGGCGGAACCAAAAGAACCGCCAAGCTTTGTGGAACGGGCGCTAGACTATGCTAAGGACATTTTTTAATTGCCATATCTGCAAAGCAACATCCCGCACTTCAAGTGCTGGGTGAGAAGAGAGTACACACACAACCATCAGAAATATCACGGCGAGTTCTTACATGCGATGGCAATCGCTGTGACCACCATGCCCACGAGGTGCTTGAGTTTTCAAGTAATCTTCACGGGCTGTGAGAATGATGACGAAGAGGACGAACCGAATGTGCATGGTGGGGCCATGTGGGCAAGAATGCCGATCACTGCTTTGGTGGCGGACACGCCGTTTGAAGATTGGCCTGTCCCTATGGCGGTACACGATGCCCAGCCTTGGGACTGCTCTTCTCACACTCATGCTGTATACGTTCTAGATCGCGCCACTCCATGCCCCTGGCTTGCCAAGATCGATGGCAACATGTATCCGGCAAAATATCTGTTTACGGTTGATTATGCGGAGAATGAGATCGCTGATGATCCTGCTCAGCACAAACAATCGCATGTGATGGAGTTACTTGATGCTGGCGAGTGGACTGGGAATATAGTAGCTTTGCCCAACAACAGGGTGCGAGTGACGCATCCTGCGTGGTTTGAGACTGGCAGTGGGGCACCTGACTTTAAGCCTTCTCAACACATTCACTACAGCAAGTCGGATTTGGATTACACGTTAGATGTGAATCGTATCTTCGATAATCTGTATGCAGATAGTGGCCACGATACTGAGGACGAGTAAACTCGAACATGGACGAGTGATCTTGACCAGATGAGATAAACCCAAGAAGGGCATGCCATGGCCATAGAGCGCGGTGTAGATGACGTTGATATCGATGAGCTAGGGATCGAGGACAACACCAAAGAGATTGAAGTCGGGTCAGAGTCTCCTGAAGATCTGATGTTTGATGGGATGGATGATGAAGATGCCGCGATCATGGACGATGGCACCATGGTATTTGGCGAAGATGAGCTTCGTGAAGACATTCCTCTTCCGTTCAATGCCAACCTTGCTGAAGTCATTGATAAGTCTGATCTGGGCAGAATTTATTCTGACTTGATGGCTGACATTGATGACGATAAGTCATCGCGCAAAGAGTGGGTTGATCAGTATACCGAGGGCTTGAAGTTCTTGGGCATGAAGTTTGAAGATCGCACTGAGCCTTTTGAGGGCGCATCTGGTGTGATTCATCCGCTGCTTGCGGAATCTGTAACGCAGTTTCAAGCACAAGCATACAAAGAATTATTACCTGCTGGTGGCCCTGTTAAGACCATGGTCATGGGTATGGGTACGCCGCAGACTGATCTACAGGCGGCTCGCGTTCAGGAGTTTATGAACTATCTGATCACTCAGGAGATGAAGGAATACGATCCTGAGACTGATCAGTTGTTGTTTTATTTGCCTTTGTCTGGCAGTGCGTTTCGCAAGGTTCACTTTGACCAGTCACTAGGCCGTCCTGTTTCTCGCTTTATTCCGTCTGAAAAGCTGATCGTGCCTTATGGCACCACCAGTCTTGATAATGCGGTGCGTATCACGCATGTGATTGACATGTCGATGAACGAAGTGCGCAAGCTTCAGCAGACGGGCTTTTATCGCAAGACCAAGATCTCTGGTGAGTCTGATGACTCGACGTATTCGTCTACGGATGTTGAGGAAGAGATCGATGAACTGCAGGGCGTGAAGCCATCTGGTAGTTCTAGCGATTACGAAGCAGAGCTTATGGAAGTTCACGTTGAGCTTGATATCCCTGGTTTTGAAGATAAGGATGCGCAAGGTGAAGAAACAGGTATCAAGTTGCCGTACATCGTCACGTTACTTCCTAAGCAAAACACGATTCTTTCGATACGCAGGAACTATGTCGAAACGGACATTATGCGCCGTCGTATTGACTACTTTGTGCATTACAAGTTTCTGCCAGGTGTTGGTTTTTATGGTTTTGGTCTGACTCATATGATTGGTGGATTGTCACAGGCATCCACTTCTATTCTGCGTCAGCTGATCGACGCTGGCACGCTGGCGAATTTGCCAGCAGGTTTCAAGGCTCGTGGTATTCGTATTCGTGATAGCGATGTGCCACTGCAGCCTGGTGAGTTTAGGGATATGGACGCACCCGGCGGATCACTGCGTGATGCGTTGATGCCGCTTCCTTTTCAAGAACCAAGCGGCACGTTGTTGCAGTTACTTGGTATGTTGGTGGAGGCAGGCCGTCGTTTTGCATCTGTAGGTGATATGCAGGTTGGCGATGGTAACCAGCAGGCGCCTGTCGGCACTACGATTGCGTTACTTGAGCGCGGCACTAAGGTGATGAGCGCGATACACAAGCGCATGCATTACAGCCAAAAGGTTGAGTTCAACATTCTGGCACGAGTGATCAAAGAGTCACCGATCAAGGCGTATCCGTATCAGATTGCTAGTGGTCAGCAGCAGTTGTTGGCGCAGGATTTTGATGATCGTATCGACATCATTCCTGTGTCTGACCCGAATATCTTCTCTATGAGTCAGCGTGTGATGCTTGCTCAAGAGATGATGCAGATGGTTCAGTCGAACCCGCAGATCCATGGGCCTCAAGGCATGTATGAGGCGTATCGTCGTATGTATGAGGCGATGGGTATACAGCAGATTGAGCAGGTGTTACCACCACCTCCGCAGCCACAGCCTGTGCCGCCTAGTATAGAGAATTCAAACTTCTTGCAGATGCAGCCTGCACAGGCGTTTGCAGAGCAAGATCATGACGCCCACATGGACGCGCACCTTGCTTTACTCAGAACTCCCATCGTTGCTTCTGCCCCTCCAGGGCAACAGCAGGGATTGGCGATGATTCAAGCGCACATCTATCAGCACATTGACTTCAAGGCACGCGAGATGGCTCAGCAAGACCCTGAGATCAAGCAGATGGAACAACAGATGCAGCAGACTCAACAACAAGCTCAGCAAGAGGCGCAAGTTAACCCGATGGCTGCGCAACAGGCTCAGATGCAAATGCAGCAGATGCAACAACAGATGCAGTTGATCATGGAAGATAAGGTTGCTCAGATATCTATGCAGTTAACTGAAGCGATGTCACCGCAACTTGCCCCACCACAGCAGGATGACCCACTGGTCAATCTGCGTGACCGTGAGCTTGATATCAAAGAAGCAGATCTGCAGCGTAAAGCAAGCGAAGCTGATCGACGCATTGATCTGGAAAGTGAGCGTATTGATAACGCTGCAGACATGGCTGATGAGCGAATGGAGTTGCAGAAAGAGATCGCTGACATGAAGGACGATGTGGCTCGTGAGCGAATAGGCTTGCAACGTTCTGCACAGATGGCTAAAACTGCAGAAAACATTGCCAAAGATTTTTTCAGGCAGTAAATCAAAAGAGGGATTTACAATGAGTTCAGTAAGACAGAAGATGGCCGCAGTTCAAAAGGCC